CCTGAATGGCGGGAGCGTGTAGGCTAAAAGGGTTCCGATGATAAGTAGGCGGAACTATTAGCCTTTTATTCTGTCAACTATTTACAAGCGCACAAGCCGGGCCCCGAAGGGGTCAGACGGGCTCTCGTAACCGCAGCGAGGTGGGATGTTCGTATCGCTCCATTCTTGCATGGCCGCCTCGAACGTGTCCCAAGCCTCTTGACTGCCCAGCATCTCCACCATGTGGGGGTTCACGGACATGGGCAGGCCCATCACCTGCTTACGCTTGGCGTAGTACCCCATGAGCGCCAGCGTCTGGGTGTACACGCTCTGGCGCTGGAAAAGCTCTAATTCGAGTCGAGCCCCCTCACTGAGCGGACTCGCGGGCTGTGCTTGGGTCTCACGCTCAGATTGTGCTTCCTGGCGTGCGCGCTCCATGCGCTTGGATGCGAAGAATACCAATTCATCAGGCAGGAAGCGCTGGGGCTCTTTAGCAGCGGTGTCCAGCACGTTTTCGCGCTCGGTCGGGGTCAGCCCGGCCCATGCGTTGTCGTAGATTTTCTGCCAACGCTGGGGATCGTTCCCAATGGCGGCTTTGGCGATCTCAGCCAAGAGCATGCCAATTTTGGTGTCGTAGTTGTCTTCCATGTTCGTGCTCCTTTTCTCGCGGTACTAGGACAGGCGCTTGAGCGCGCCCTTGCCCGCTGCGGTGATCGCGATCTTGAACGCCTTGCGGCCCCGACGGCCCTGGTTCACCTTGGCGTCCAGGTCAGGGTTCTGGAATTCGATGTATTCCTTATCGTACAGCGCCAGCACGCGCCCGTTGACCGTGCTGTAGCTCGCCTTGGTGGCCGTGGCCAGCTCCCGGACTGTGCTCACGCCTGCGGCCACCTTGGCCAGGGTGCGAAGCTGCTCGGACGTGATCTCTCGGGTCGACTTGGCGTTATTGGTTTGGGTCATCGCGGAATCTCCATGTGGTTAGGCGAGTCAGTACAGGGTCGGTCAGCAAGCTCCCAGATTGCCTCTGGAGCTGGAGAATAGCCCTCTATCACAGGGCAACGGTCTTTTGCAAGCGGATCGCACGTGCCCACGTGCAGGGTGCATTGGTGCTCCCCGGGGCACGCGCGGATACATGCGCAGTAAATCGGCTCCTGGGTGATCGGATGCGTGCCGCACGTGTCCAGGTCCCAGCCCTGTAGGGGCGCCACACCGCAGCCGCAGCCAAAGCGCAGGATCAGATACGCAAGCAGAAAGAAAAGCAGCGTGGGCGCGCAGCCGTTGGATTGGTCCTTGTGTGACATTTAGTACTCCTCCGCCTCTCGACGGGTCAGGAAAAAATGGATGCCCGGGGCGCACTCGATACGAGGATCATCATTGTACGGTTCAGTGGGGCGCACCACGCGACCGAGGGTGTAAATAAAATTTCGGTCATGTACAGACCGCGCAGTTTCTCCTACGGCTAGCCCCCCAACCACGATCGCAGCCGCTGCGCGGCATTTCCGCCCAACTAGTGACCCTGTGCGCGCCACATCTCTCGGGATCTCCAGCTCGATTACTCTGGAGGCGGAGTGAGCTTGCACCTTTTTCCACACCCGGAGTACCCCCTGAGCGATCTGGTAGGGTGGTAACTGCGCCCCGCTCAGGCTGGCCTCACACAGGTTGGCCCCGCGCAGGTTGGCCCCGCGCAGGTCGGCCACGCACAGGTTGGCCCCGCGCAGGTCAGCCCCGTGCAGGTTGGCCCAGTGCAGGTTGGCCCCCCACAGGTTGGCCCCGCACAGGTTGGCCCCGCACAGGTTGGCCCCGCACAGGTTGGCCCCGCACAGGTTGGCCAGCGGCTTTATTTCGTACGTGTTTCCGTGAATCGTGATTTCCATCTATTGCTCCCTCGCGCTCTTGATTGCGGCTTCGATCATTTCGGGGCGGTTTGGTCGGTTTGGGTGTCGCTCATCTCTAACACCGGCCGAACGCGCTGTCTAGTACTTTCTTCGGAGTCTGTGTTTATTTTTCCGAGAGGCAGATTGGACAATATCTTCGGGCGCTTCCGGAGTCCTTTTTCTTTCTCTCATCAGCCCGTGTCCCGGCCCAGGTCGCTGCGAGGGTCCATTTGATCCCGCGTTCGTGAGCTACCTGGAGCAGCCGGGCACCCTGACCCCGACCGTGACGCGCTAGGCGCCTAACTAGGTCCCTTGTCCAGCCCGTGTAATGGCGAGCGTGTCCGAGGGGCCGATCGAAATGGAGCAAATAGATCGTACCCTGCGGGCCCTGGGCTGTGTTCTTGACCGTTTCCTTGTGGCCAGGTGGGCGGTTGAAAAGGCCAGGATCCGCGGGTCTATATTTTCGGCCCATATTACCTCCATGGCCCGATCCACCTGATCCAGGATCCGGGTGGATCACACCGAGCTGATCTGATCCGGCTTGTGAGCCCTCTATAATATAGATCTATAGGCACACCGGGATACAGGCGGATCAGGTGGATCCGGGCGTGAAGGCCCGCGCATATCCACGCTCCAGGCCGCCGTCCGGACGCCTCCGCCGGATTTTCCGGTACCCCACAGCCTCTACCGCCTGCACGATCTCCCCGAGCTGGACTGGGGATAGTATTTCGGGCGTGACCCCGACCCTACGCCCAATTTCCTGGAGCGTGATCCACGTGTCTGTCCATTTTTCGGCCAAGGCCAGGACCCGATCGTAAATGGGGCTCTCAGGCGCGTAGGACTCGGCCAGGTGGGCCCGCGCGGTGTCAAGCTCCGCAGGCAAGGCCCAGCTCTCACCCGCGCGGTAGGCCGCTACCGCCTCCGCCCAAAGCTGATCGCGACAGAGGCGGAGCGTATCCAGGTCCACGTAGCCGTTCGCGCCACCGGGCAGCACGGGCGCAGTTTCCACGATCCAAAAGCGCCTCGACCCCGTGCGATCGTGCAGGAAGCTACGCCCATTGGTCGACCCCGCGAACACACACCTACGCGGCATTTCGACCGGAATGCGCTCGAAGGCCCGTCTGAAATTGTCAGAGCGGCTCGAAATAAACGCCTTGATCGCAGTCTGCTCTCTGGAGCGGTACATACTCTCCAGCTCCGACCATTCGTAGATCCAGACCTTGGCGATCTGCTCGAACGCGTCCTTGTTAGTCACATCGAATGGGGTGTCTGAGAACCATTGACCTCCCATAATTTTGAAGAATGAACTCTTACCGATACCCTGCGGGCCCTGGAAAATCAGCGCGGTTTGCATATCACAACCAGGGTCCATAGCTCGCGCTACCGCCCCGATCATCCATTTGCGGACCATGGTCGCAGCCAGCTCGCCAGGCGCGCCCAAGATGGCCGAAGCTACATCGCTGAGCCTCGGGACCCCGTCCCACCCCAAACTCTCCAGGTACTCCGCCACCGGGCTATAACGGTTGACCTCACACTCCTCGGTCACAACTTCATGAACACGCGTGGCGTCCAGATCCCCGTAGCCGTAGCGTTCGCAGATCAGCGTCCGGAGCTGGAGCACGGAGGCGTCAGTCAGCGCGACCCCGTCATATTCTTTCTTTCCGCCTAGCTCATTATACCGGAGCCTGCCCGCGAATAGCGGATCCTCTCGGACGATACGCCTCAGGTCCATATGGGTCTTATAGCGGTGCCCCTTTTTGTCGCAGGGGATCGCGACAACCCCGTCCGCCTGCCAGCGGGCCAAAGCGTCATGGAAGCGCTTTTCCAACTCCCAACGGTCCGTCCAGGGCGGGAAACATTTTTTCTTGTTCCACGTGCTGGCAAGGACAATGTCCGCGAATTTTGCCGCGTCTTGTAGCAGTGCCTTACGCACAGCCACACGGGCTATGCGCATCATTTCGGTGCCGCCCGCCTCGCCCGTGATCGTGCCCGGCTGATCCTCTAGCCAGGTGGCGAAATCCATCGTATCGCGCTGGAACGGGGTCAGAGCGTTACCGCCCTCACCCGGGGCCCTGTGCTGTAGACTCAGCTCCTGGATCCACGCGGCCGGGAGCGTGGGGATCGGGAGATCAATCGGGGTGTGTCCGTCATCCCACGCGTACGCTGAGCCCGAAGCGTGCACGCTCGGAGCGAGCACCACCTGACCCCCGGTAGTCCGGAAATCCAGGCCCGTTCGAAAACCGCCTCGGTTAGTCAGGTGCGCGCACTCCGGCCCGTAGCGGAAAAAAAGATGAGCGCCCCCGGAGCCTGTGATCTGCCGTGGACCCTCTGGGAGCTCCCCGATCTGTGCCTGGAGCGCTTCCAGGCTCGCGTAACCCGCTGGACCGTCCACGTCCACCACCACCACGCCCGAGGCCTGGCCGCACACCAGGCCGATGTTCGAATCCTCTCGCCAGGTGGTGGGGTCCGTCTGTGGGGCGTTCTGCCAATCCCGGGCTCTTGGCTTTTTTCCACCCTCTAACGGGCCCACTAGCTCGATTACTCTCCAGCCTAGGTCAATATACGTTGGCGCTATGTCTCGACCTACCATACTTTCAGATCCCCTAGTGCACAGAACGCCTCCGCGCTGAGTACCTTGGCCAGCTCCTGGCGGAGTCCGGTCATGATGATCTCCCGGATTTTCTGCGGGGTGGTGTACAGCGCTAGCAAGCGCCATTCGGTCTTTTCGCGCTTACTGGCCGGGGTCGGGGAGTAGTCAATCCGAGGCATGCCCGGAGTTTCACCGTCGTGCTTTGGCATGCACAACTCCCGGTCCACCTCATACGCGCGCCAGTCTACTTGCTTGACACGCGCCTTTGTCTCTGGGCTCACCTCGGGTAGTCCCAACGCGATCCGGATCGCGGTTTCGTGCTTGCGCTCCAGGTCCTTGTAGGCCGCGCCCAAGACACTCTTGAGCGGGCTGGACACGTCCCCTAGGTACGCCTCCGTAAAATCATGAATCAGGCACTCTAGGCGTAGGTCCGGACTACAGACCATCGCGCAATATACCGAGTGCTGGGCCACAGTCCAAGGGTGCTGGGTGTGCCCGGTGAACCTATTTAGCTGGCTCAGCGCGTGGACGATATCGGGGATGTAAATATCCTCCGGCCGGGGGTTGGCGAGCCGCACAGCGCGGCCCGAATGGGTCAAGATCCAGGGCTCGCTTGGGGTCAGATTGGGCCGCTCGCCACTCATTTTTCATGCTCCTTTGCAACAATAGTTTTTGTTGCGCTCCCGTTGTCTCTTGGATGTATCGCGCATCCCGCAGAGATTGTGTGTAGTCTGGACTCTCTCTCGCTAGGTAAAATATTTCGACCGGTCGATCCTGCCCCGGCCGGTGGTGCCTCCCAATCAATTGTTCGCATGCGGCACCCTGGGGTGGCCATCCTAGCACGAGGGCCCTGGCGTAGTGCTGCAAATTCCGCCCTGTACCGTGAGCGCGCCTGGACGCAACGCAAGGGCCCCGGTGCTCCGTGATCTGCTCAGCACCGGCCCCGAAGTACGGCACGTCTGCCAGGGCCGCCACGCGCGCGCCTACGGCAGGGTGCGCAGTCCAGACTATTTCCACATGCCCGGCTCGGAGCGCCTCGGCTGCGTACTGCGCAAGGTCTAGGCTGATCCAGGTCCATTCAGTCTGTGGCACTACCATTTCCGCCAGCGGTAGCCAGGCCTGGTGTAGCGGCTCTAGCAAGCTGACCTCGGCCCGGCCGTCTAGGAGGGCCTGGTGTACCAGCGCGGGGGAGTCTAGGCCCGTCCTACGATGTCTCAGGAGCCAGCCGCGGACTCCGCGCGCGTACGCTGTGCGGGCCTCATGATACCCCCTGACCGCCTGAACGCTGTGCTCTGTCGATGGTTGTGCGTGATAATAGCCCCCCAGCCGTAGGGCGCGCTCCGCTCCCGCGACCTCGGTCGCCATTACGAGCGGGTACCCGTCCGGAAGCTCCCACGCTGTTTTCAGCCGGCCCAGGGCGGTCTTTATTTCCGGGGCGACCGGTGGACAGTCCCGATGGAGCTGGACGATCGACAGCGGCCCACGGAAAGCGGACTCGGTGTCTGTCACTACGCCAGGGGTGGTCTGAAACCTGCGGGCGTAGGCCGCGCGCACGGTGCGATCGCCCGGGCCTTTGAGCGCTAGGAGGGCCCCGGGGTCGCGCAGGCTGCGGACGTCCAACGCTTCCGCCCATTGGATCAGGTCCGCTTTGCACAGGGGCAGGGGCGAGCCTTGGCGGAGCGCGAGCGCTGCTAGGTGGCCATAGTCTAGGAGCGACCTACGCGTGACCGAGCCGCTTAGCCCGCAGAATAGAACTGAAGGGTGCGCGCGCATATACCGCAGAAAACGCCCCGTGCGGGCCGCATCCGGGTCGCTGAGCGCCTGGCATTCGTCCGCAATAATAAGTGTGGGCGCACGTTCTTCCAGATATCCAGATTGCTCGGGGCGCGAGAGCAGTCCATAACTCATGACCGCGATGTCATCGCGAATGCGGTAGTGCTGCTTATAGGTGTCCAGGAGTTTGCTTGACTCCCTGACCATGGCTGCGGTCGTGAGGATCAGCGCGCGGGGTGCGTCTAAGATTGTGGGGAGAAGGGCCGTTACTAACGTTTTTCCTCCACCCACCGGAATAGGTGCCAGGAGCCCCCGGCAGTGTGCCGCTTCGCTCAGTGCTCGCTTTTGTAGCGGCCAAAGGGGCAGTGCACAGCCGGGGCGCTCCAGGGTGCGGAGGGCGGGGTGCTCAGGTAGCGGGGAGAGATCCAAGGCGAGGATCCGCTGAAGATCGGGGGAAGGATCTACAGCGTGCCACATAGATCAAAGCAGGCCTTTGATCAACGCTCGCAGGCTTTCGCGAATCCCAATTTCTTTGTCCGTGGGGATCGCGCAAGTCATGTTTGGGCCCACGTCAAAAAGACGTAGGGTCAAAACGTTTTGGTGCCGAATGACGCACGGATCACCCTTGAGAACCCGCTCCCGGGCTTTCTGCAGATCCAACGTAGCCGCCTGTACCTGTGCCTGGACCTTGGCCAACAACTCCTTTTCCGCCAGGATGGCCGGGCGATTCTGCTTGATTTTCGCGTCCAGCTCAGCCCATTCCGTGTTCTTGCGGGCCAGGCTTTGGTTTGCCAGCTCGCAATGCGCCTCGGTCTTTTTCAGATCCTCTAGCGCGATTTTCCGTTCCGCGCGCAGCTCCGTGATTTCAGCACGCAACTCCACGTCCGTGTCATCCGGATCGTCCACGTCATCGGACTCCAGCCATTGTAGTGCCATCAGGATCTCAGCCAGCGCGTGGTACCGGTGATCCTCGCCCGTGTCCGGATCCTCGTTTTTGCCCTCCTCCGGGGGGAAGGCTCGCAAGCTCGCCACAATGTGACGGCCCGTGGCCTGGAGAATGCGACACATCCCGTCCCCGGACTCCGGCTCAAAGAGCCCCAGGAAGTTGCCGTCCCCGTATTCTTCCGCCCCGTACGCGTAAGGACCCCGACCGATCCGACCGTAATCCTGGTAGGTCAGGAGCGTGCGGAAATCCGGCTTGGCCGAGTCGTTTTTCTTGCCCGCGCTCATGTTATCGACCCTGCCCCTGGATCACTTGGTGCGCGAGAGGGATCAGCACTTCGATCGCGAGCGTGGCGAGCGGTCCGCCCGACCGGATCGCCAGGTTGGTGGGGTGCTCAGCCAGGTGTGCCCGCAGGCCTTGCATCATCGCCCCGGAGCCCTCACGGTACGGAGCCGCTTCCCATGGGTGGCCCATTTCCGCCTGATACTGGGCCGCCAGATTCTCCAGGATCTCTTCGGCCCGGGGCAGGCTCCCACCCACCAGCGGGGTGCAATCGATCAGAAGCAGGCCGACCGGTTTGGGGTCAGCCGGGTTGGGCGTGACCGCGGCCATCGCCTGGGCCGCGGCATTCTGCACGCGGGCTGGGGCCGCGCTGGGGGCCGCAACCTGGAATTCCGGATCGGGCGCTGGGGTGCCCGCCTGGGCCTCTCGCAGGCGCTCCAGCTCAGCGATCGCGGTCATTGGGGCCTGGTGAGCTCTAGACGCTGCGAACGGGTCCACGGCCGGGGCGGAGGCCTGCGCTCCGACCGGGGCCGCGGGAGCCGCATCCTTGCGCGGCCGGCCGCGTCCGCGCTTCACGGCCACCGGGGCGGGGTCCGCGTTGGGGCTGAGCGCCTCCGGGCCGGTGATCAGCGCCTCCGCCCGGATCGGCTCGGGGGTAGGCGGGGCCTCGGTCTGCGCTGTCCGGGCTGCACGCTGGGCCGCCAGGGCCTGGGCCGCCAGGGCCTGGAGACCTGCAAGGGCTCCGGTCGGGGTCGCAGCGTGCGCTACGGCTGGTTTGGCGTTTGGGGTTCGGTTGAAAATGGACATGTCGGGCTCCTCGTTGTGTGGGCGAGCGAATTTTGTTTTATCCAGGGAGGCGATCGCGCAGCGCTCGCCCTGCGGACACCCCCCGTATTTCCTACACGCAAAAGAATTCTTATCCACAGCGCCAGCGGTTTGCAAGGCCCTTGTGCGGTCCATCAAATCGACCACGCGTAGGGTCTTGACAAAAGCGGACTCGATCCGATCCCAGGTCGCTACCGTGCTGATCATGCGGCTTTGTACCGCACCTTCGCGCTGGATCGTGTGGTGCGTGAGCCGGACCGCCCTGGGATGGTTGGCCAACTCCAGCCCGACCGCGTAGCCGTAAGTCAAAAGCTGGAGATCGTGTCCGAGTGCGTCCGCGTCCAGCGCCCATTGCAGGTCCTTGGTGGTTTTGTGGTCGCCAACTTCGAAATCGTAGGCCTGGCCCAAGTACGAGCCCTCGCGCCAGTCTACAAAATCGATCACCCCGACTAGCCAACGGGGGGTGCCTTGAAAATCCGGCCCGAGCGGAATCACAAACGGGCGCTCGATGTCCGTGGGATGTACCTGGAGCCGGTTCAGGTTGTGCGATGCCTGGATCAGTCGAGGGTCCGTGGTGCTAGGGGCGGAGCCTCGGAGCGTACCCTCTAGATATTCATGTGCAGCCGTGCCCCAATCCTGTTGCGCTGTTTTCTCCGCTTTGAAGCCTAGAATTTTTTCGAAATACCATGCCCTTGGGCAGTCCAGGAAGCGCTTGATCTGCGAGACCGAATAACAAACACCATTGGGCCACGTAATTTCGAGGCTCATGGAATTTCTTTCGTGTAGACCGAAACGTGTGACCACCGATCGCGCGTGCGTTGTCCGTCAGTATGAATCGAGATCTCAGGACAGTGGTATTCTACAACCTTGCTCGGCCAACGCATGTCCGCCCGACCATCCTCGCAAGGTATGGCATCGCGCACTCTACGCTCCCACGCACGCTGCGCGGACTCTACTACCGTGGCCGTGGCCGTGGCCGTGTGAGCGCCCGTTAGGCCTGGCCGGTATCCATTATCCAGCGCGATCGCGCGGAGCTTGCCGTGCGCTGTGCTCGTGTCCATGTCCGGCTGCGCGGGGCACCCAACCAGTAGGACGATCAGCGCGACAAGCACGAGGCCCAGCGCGCAGCCCCAGAGAAAAGCCTCAAGCGGTCCGGTGTTTTTCATGGGAACGTCCCCTCCCCGTGCATACCGGGCTGATGTGGATCCTCTGATTCCATCGCCCTTAGAAATTGCGCTTGCTGGCGTGCGATGCCCGGTTGTTCGTCCGGGAGCCAAAGGGTCATGAGCGCTTTCGGGTAGCCGATGGTCTGGCTGATTTCCGAACGTGTCCACCCCATCGCGTTGAGCGCCCGGGCGCGTTCGACTAGTGCTGTTGTCCATACCCAGGTCATTTGGATGTACTCCGCCCGATCGTGCCAAAGAACAAATTGGCTAAGAAGATCAAAAGCCACATTTCCCAAACCGTCACCACGAAAAGTCGCGGGCCAAGAACCGCGTTCCACGCCAGGCTGGCGAGCCACGCCATGCCTAGGCTAATTAGTACGAAAATCAGAATCACCAAGACGAACACACCGATTTTCTGCAGCATTGTCACAGGTCCCCTTTCGAGAGCCGGTCCTGGTACCAGGCCGGAAAGCCGTCATGAGTCGCTTCCAAGATTTTCTTTGAGTGCGCCTTGTACAACGCCTCTAGAATGTCCGCGTGGTGCTCCAGCTCGATGTCTCGCCTGATCTCCATGATCAGCGGGCCGATGTCCCGGGGCGTCCCCTGGAGCATCCCAGCGTCCCGCAGGTGGTGGACCGCTTTTTCCCAGCGCGCTGGGGTGGCGTAGTGCAGGCCGATCGCCCGATTGGGATCCTCCGTCTGCACGCGCGGCCGACCCGTGCGGAGCTCCCGAAATTGCTCCAATACGCGCTTGGCGAAAAGTCCGAGCCTATAGTTTTTGTACACGTGACCCTCCAAAACAGAGCCGAGCATGCTAGCCCCCACGGGTACTCCGAATGCGGGCACGTACTCCAGATCCACCTCTGCAGCCATGCGGGCCAGGGATGCAGGGAAGAACGCGCCCGCGGGATCCTGGATATCGAATAGCACCACGTGCCCGCGCGGCACGCGGCTGTACGCGATCACGTTGTGTTTGGGACGGGAGAGGTACTCGCCCCGGTACCAGTAGCCTGGGACGATCCGCTTGAGCCGACCCTGAATGCTCTCGACCGCAGCCGCGAACATTTTGTCCGGGTTGGCAAGGTCCAGGTCGCGCGTCTTGGACCGAATGTGGAGCACGTTGTCAAAGACCCCGAAGGAAATTTGACTCCCGTCTACCTTCTCTTGAATTACCGTGTCCGGCTCGGTCTCAATGCCGCGGACGTTGCGGGTTCCGTAGTGCTCGATCTTGGGATACTCCATTGTCTACCTCCCACCCCGCCCCGTGCGGAGCGTGGCTACAAGACCAATGCCTACCGCATCGATCAGATTGTGCTGCAGTCCGTCTGAGATATCGGACATGTCCTGAGCGAGCCGAGTCAGCTCATGCACGGCCAGGGTTTGCTGGACGCGCTGCTCGGTCACATTCTTTGGGACCTGTCCTTTCCAGGCGCTGGGGCTCAGCGTCTGGCGCTTGACGTGCGGACCGAAATATCCGCTGAGCACGCCCCCAGCGTAAGCGACCGCGATCAGATCGTTGGGATCATTGTTTCTCGCGCCCGGATAGACCTGCGGTAGCTCCATTACGATCGCTTCTACATCCGCGGCCAGGTAACTCAGGCCGGGCGGATACGTGCCCGCTGGAATGAGCCAGCCGCGCACGTACTCCGCGCCCTGATCTAGGTCGAAAAGGGCGAGGGCCGAGTGATTTTTTCCGGGGTCGATGGCTGCGAGCAAGCTCATTTGGGGGCCTCTTAGGTTTTGGGGGGTGGCGGGGTCCACGGGATTAGGTACCCCTGGGGGCTGAGTGTTTCTTTTGCGCCTTTATACCAACGGGCCATGGCGGCTCCGCTGGAGCGGACGGGAACGTCTGGCATCCAACGCGCGAATTCTTGTTCGATGATCTGACCGATACGGACGTTCGCGTAGTGCGCGCGCGTGTCCGTATTATCTCGGTGCGGACACTCGATAATGACTTCATCGTGCACGAACGCAACGGGCCGACAACCGTACAGGGGGCTTGGGTGTCCGTCCACGCGGATAGTGGGGTCATAACACTCCCGGCTGACCCGGGCCAAAACGCATTTCATCGCATCGGCTACTAAGCCCTGGAAGAAAGAGTTGGCAGCTTGAGTGAAACGGACCTGGCCCCGGATCCGGCCGGACCCGTACTGTACAATTTCCTTAGACGACCAATCGTCCGTTAGATCTTTTACGACTCGAAAATATCCGCGGACTTCCGGCCATCGTGCGAACCACGCGTTCTTTAGCGCTTGCGCCTTTTCAACGTCGATGGTCGCCCCGTAGCCCTTGGCATACTCAACGAACGAATCCACACCCAACCCACCCGGGAAACCAAAATTGGGGATCTTGGCAAACTGCCGATCGGGGATTAGGTCGGGAGCCGATTCGTGCAACGCCTGGTGAGGATCATCGTAGCCAGGGCCGCGCAGAAAAACGTCCCGCATGTGCGAGAAGCCGCAGATTGCGTACGTGATCTGCGCGAGCGCGCGTAGTTCCGCGGAGTCCACGTCCCGCGTAATAAACACGTGACCGGGGGTGGGAATGAAACACTCCCGAATGCCGCCCTTGCGTGGCTGATTTTGCAGGTTGCCGGGATCCTCATCCCCTCCGCAGCTTGTTCGGCCCGTGGCCACAAGGACGTTCCACCGTGGGTGGAAAGGATGTTGACCGGCCCCCTTTTCTAGGACTTCCACGAAATCGAGCAATTTCGTAACTTTCGACCGTTCCGCCAGGGCGTGCAGCACCGGGTCTTCGCTGGCTCGCAGCGTATCCCCGTCGATGGCAGTCCGACCGGTGTCCGTGCTCTTGACTGCGCAACCCCGGGCGAGCGCGTCCGCTTCCACGCGCGCCATGACGGCCTTTTGATCGACCGCGTCTTCAAGGACACACGGTGAACCGCCTCGGAAGCCTCCGGGGAACGGGTATGTCCGTTTGGTCTTGAGTAGACCCCTCTCCAATAGCAGCCCGCGAAGGTCAAGGACGTGGGCAGAGAGATCGGTTCGGAGGGCCGATACTGCACGGGGATCTGAACGGACACCCCATGCGCGCATGAGGTGAAGAGCAAAAGCAGCGCGACCTTGACGGCCCAGCTCAGCGCGGCTCGGGTAGTCTGGGTGCAGGGTGAGTTGCGCTTGGTAAACGTCAAATGTTGCCTCCGCATCCCCGATTGAGTAGTCGATTGCTTCTTGCGGCCATTGGCTCAACGGAATGCCGTCCAGCTCCGCGTAACGGGTCCGCCATGTGTCTTCGCCTTTCGCGAGCGGGAAGCCTAGATAGCGTTCGTTGAGCGCACTGAGATTGAATCTCAAGCGGTCTAGGTTGCCGCGTCTGATCGCCAGGAGCTGATCCAAAATCTGGACGTCCAGGATTTGATCGCGTTCGTATGCCTCGTAAATTTCCGGGATCAGCGCGGGCTCACGGTTCGCGAGTACCGCCATATCGAACGCGATGTTCGCCCCTATGATCGTTCGGTCCTGTAGCCAGGGGCGCATGATTTCGGGCGCGTCCGTGGACAGGTGTAAATCGGACTCCTCGGCCGTCGCCCAGCTCAGCACCACAAGCGGAGGCACCACGCACCCAGGGGCGATCGGATAAGTCTCGGTGTCCAGCGCGATGACATCCGTCATGTTAGTAGCGCCTGCGCGGGGTGCCGAATACTTCACCGATGAGCTTGTAGTGTACTGCGAGGGTCCTAGGGATCGGCTTATCAGAAAGCAGCCACAGCGCAAATGCGACCTTGCTTTGACTGACGCTTAGACCCGGAGGCGGAACGCAACTCCAGCGTCCAATAATCGGGACCTGCGTTGCGTTGTGATCCTGTAGCTCCGCCCAATACTGGGTGCTGATGTCTCCCAGCGTCAAGAGCCCCAGCGCGGGAAAGCGCCCCTCGCGGTACCCGCGGAGCGCAGCGCGCACGTGCGAGTGAATGTCCGAGAACGGTGGGTTTAGCCAGGCCGCCCCGAGCGTGGCAGCGCGTAGGCGTTCCTGGGCCGGGTCGTCCGCGGTGAAGTAGCGGGGTGCTACCGCGTTGCCCGGGGCCGCTGCTAGGTCCAGCGAGAACGGCCGCCCTAGCAGCGCCTCCGCGTAGTTCAGCACCCAGTCTGGCGTTTGCCAGGAATCGTGTAGCGCCTTTTCTTCCGGAGTCCGTTTGGTCATGGCAGCTTTGTTCCTTCCGGCAACTTGCGACGCCATATTTCGTTCCGGGCCGCATAAAAGCCACAAGTACCCACCGCCTTTTTCCAACAATCATCACCCAAACTCATCTCATCCCCTTCTCTGATCCAAGTCCCCGGAGTCAGGAGTTGATAGACCGGCTCGGGCTTAGGGGTCCTGGTTATCCACCAAGACGAGGGCATATCTCCCCTGAAGCCCCACCCGTTATCCCCTTTGGACCGGTCCCCCCATAACACGACGGTGTCGTTTTCTCGGACGTATGTCCACGCGTAGTCGTACTTCTCCCAGTCAAAGTCCGAGGGCTTGAGTTTCATATGCCCCGCTCCTAGGCTCGCACTAGGAGTCGCGCGTGGGTACGCTCGGGGCTGGAGCCGCTACGCGAAGATCGGATTGAATTGGATCTTGGTAAACACTCCGTTGTTTTTGGTCGCCTTGTGCCAGGCGTGCGCGTGCACGCGGGAGCCAGCGCCCGGGGCTGGCTTGCCGGGCTCGGGCTCGGTCACCAATTCTTGGTAGTGATCGAACGTGATATCCTCGACCGAGATCGCTTCCGCTTCCGGCATGCCGGAGTTGGCGAGCGCGTGGATCAGGCTCTTGATATCACCAAACCCTCCCACGCTGTTTTGATCGCAGTACCAAGAGACCACAGTCCCGGGCCGGTGGACCGTGCTTTCCTCCACTCGGAATTCAGCGATGAACGCGTTCCGCAACTTGCCCTGCGGGGTCGGGCCGCTGAGCAACTTGCACTGAATCAGGCTCAGGATGTGATCACCAGGGTCCATATAAATTCCGTGCTGAGCCGGCTTGGCCGCGTTGAATTGCGCAGCGAACCCTGACGGGTCCGGGCGCGTGGCCGCGGGCTGAGCCGCAACGGCCTGAGCGGGCGTGATCTTTTTGTTTGCGAACGTAACCATTGTCATGACTCCAGCTCCCGCCATAGATCGCGCATGGTCTGCTCGACAGAATCGAGCGCCTCACGGATAGCGGTAATTTTTTGGGACTCGCTCAGGATCGGAGACTCGAGGGCGGAGCGGAGCGCGCCCACAGCCTCCGCGTGATCCTCTAGCAGGTCGGGTGTATTTGAACGGGCGCGCCTACGGGCCATGGAGTGCGACAGTAGTCGGCCGGGGGTGTCACGTCTAGCTGGGGGTCAACCCACGTTTTCCGCAACAATTACTTGGTGAGCAAAACGACCGTGACCCCACCTAGGAGGAAAGCAGCGGAGCTAATTACCACGGTCCAGAGCAGCGGGACGGACACCGGCTCAGCGTCTTGAGCATCGCGAAGGGTCTGGAGCTGACTCTCTGCGAGAGCTCGGGCGCGCTGCTCCCGCGCGAGGCGATCGTCTGTGTCCAGGTACAGGTAGCGCCAGACGTCGATCGCACGCTCGCACTTGGCTTCCACACTGTGCAGGTCGGCCGATACGGAGGCGGTCTCAGCGCAGGGCGGGAGCGCTAGGGGTGTGGTCCAATCCTGGCCGAGGGCTGGGCGGGCCATGAGCAGCGCGAGGGTCAGCGCGATCCGCCTGATCCACCTGGATCCGACAGTGCCTGGCTCGCGCGTATAGGGCTCCCTGTTGATCTCTTTTTTCTCTCTATTATAAGAGACCATACGGATCAGGTGGATCCAGGTGGATCCGAAAAACGGGATCCCATTTTTTCCCGAATGGATTCCGCCTCTTGGAAAAGGGACTCCAGGCGTTGGCGGTTCGGGGCAGGTGGATCCTGCACGTTCTTTTTGGCCAGCTCCAGGCGGACCGCGTCCACCTCCGCAGGCGCGGCCGGTGGGCCGGGGATGGCCGAGGGTACGCGCGCGCGCTGCTCGCGCCTGTGCTGCACGTACATGCCGGCCAGGAGCGGAGCGAGGCACGCGGCAATCACCGCAATAAACTGCAATACAGCGTCCATTACTTTGACTCTCCTTTTTCTCTGCGCATTTCGTCCACGATCTTATCCGCGGTCTTTTCCATGCTGGCGCCCACGCTCTGAATCGCAGCGCTGAACGTGGCGGTCAGCTTGTCCACCTCGTGTTCGTGGCTGTCGCGCTCCTCCTTTGCGATCTCCCGCTGCTTATCGAGCATGTACCGCACCACATAAATAATGGCCGCAGCCATGAGACCCGTGCTTCCGTACTCCAGAAATCCTTTGAGCAGATCGTCCATAGCCATTCTAACCTTTCGCGTTCAGCGCGGCCACGCGTTCCCGGAGGGCCGTCATATCCATTTCGGGGCATGTTTTCTTGCTGGCCGGATCCGCCTCGCAATGCCCGATCACACGGTCACTCGGAATCTTGTACGCCTTGCACAGCCGAGAGATCAGCGCGTCCAGCGCGGCAAGCTGCGGAGCGGTGAATAGGTCCCGCTTGCCAATGGCGCAAATCCCGATCGATCGCGCGTTGAACGGTGGGCAGTGCGCGCCAACCTGGCTTTCAGGTCTACCCGCGTCTACGTGCCCGTCCATAATAGCCACGTAGTTTTTACCGCCCGGGCTGAGACTTCCGTTGAGTACTACATAGTGATAGCCGATTCCACCGAATCCTCGCTCTTTGTGCCATTGGTCGATGTCTGCGCGCGTGCCTCCGGCTGAGTCTGAGCAGTGCACCAAGATATGTGTCGGTTGGTTTTTCATGTTCCCTCTATTCGTCCACCGGAGCGGTGAGCGAGCTGATCGGTACTTCATAGAACGTAAAGAAATCTAGGCTCGCGTTCGCGGCTCCGGACTGGCGCTCCAGCTCGAGTGTCACTTCGCGGAAGCCGGTCCCGGAGCTAGACGTTGCTACCGTGATCGCGGTGTCCGTTCCGTTGCCCGCGCTGGTGTGACTGGTAGTGACCGCGGCTGCGGCTCCTACGGTCAATCGGCTACGGATAGTAGTTCCGGCCGCGTCAACAAAAATCTGGTACCGCCCTACCACGCTGGCCGCGTCCCTCGATATTCTAGCGGTGAACCGGATGCGCGTGCGGAACACGCCAACCGTGGCCGTGACGGTGATCCGCAGCGGACCCACGATCACCAGATCATTCGCGTCCCCACAATTCAAGCCCGCGTGCGTTTGCATGCGGTTCGCTCCGCCCCAATTCACCTGGCGCACGAGCGTGAGGATATCGTCCGATTTGATCGCGTTGCCCGTGCTAAACACGAGCGGGGTCATGGTTGCGGCCGCAGCTTGACGGGCCATTAGTTTACCTCATACCAGCCGACCACAGCCACGGGCGCGTAAGTAACGGCTGAGCCGTCCTCGTTTGTGGCCGTGCCGTATACGCTGACCGTGAAGGGGTTGGGTGGGCGGAGCGCGCCCGAACCGTCCAGGCACGAAACAAGCTCAACAAAGCACCCAACGTTGTAGACGTCCGCAAAAGGCATGGCCGGATCGATGCTCCCGGCAAACGGTACACGTTGTGATCCGCCTGTAGGAAGCTGTCGCGTGTTCGCAGAATTCATCATGAACGGAATTGGGGGGTGCTGCGCGGTGAAATCGTCCCCGGTGTCCGAGCCGCTACCGTTGGCAACGGTGATGTGGTGCGTACTGCCGGGGGTCGCTGCAACTCCGCTGGAGTTGGCCCCTACGCGGAAATAAACCATGGCCGCGATCCGGCTGATCCGCTCGGGCAAAAACACGTTGGCCTGAAACAAGAGTTGCTGACTCGATTGCTCGAAGTATTGCGTAGGGATCAGGTCCGCAGGCGAACGCCCGTTCCAGCTCCACATATGGGAGAACAAGAAACGGGAGTGCGTCTGAGCGTACGTATAGCTAGCGTTGAGCGCGCGAGCGGGCACCACGAACGTAGCGCCCGCACGGGGCGTGTAGTGATACGGAGTAATTAGCGCTGGGGGCGTGCTCCGTGGAAGCTGATCGAATTGCGCCATTAGGTCTGCTCCTGGGTATAGATCCCGATGTGACTCAAGCGCCAGGTGGGCAACGTTTCGATCCGATAGGTGGCCCCGTTCAGAGCCGGATAGGGGAGCGTGCTAGCCGGATAGAAACGCAGGCGGTTCGCGGCCGGAACGTTCGTGATCAGTCGGTGGCTCATGATCGTTTGAGCGCTGGCGTTGCGCACCACAAGCGCGTTGACACCGGCCCAGTTTGTTCCGGCTCCGGTCAAGGTCCAGGTCGCTCCGCTGGCGTACAGATCATCCGCGGCCAGCATTGCAGTAATTGTTCCGGTGTTCGGTGTGCCACCACCTGTGGCCAGGGTTCCGGTCGGAGTGCCTCGGATCCAGATCTGCACGTTGTCAAAGTCCGCAGTCTCAGGTGCGCGGAAAGTGATCTGCTTAGTGGTGAAAGTTGTTAGGCTGGCTCCGCCCGTGAAGCTTAGGACGTTCACGCTATTGATATCCGCGGCAGGGTCAAACGGTTCCGCCCCGGAAGTGAATTGAAGGAATACGTCCCCAATGGTGGCGATCGTTACCGTGCATTCGTAGTGTGTGCGGCCGGGGTCTTTGGGCACGATCAACGGAGGCGTGATCGGGCACCAGATCGGGGCGCCCACCCCGCGGTACGCTCCTAGCACTCCCGTGTCAGCCGACGAGTCCGCGTCCCAGAGCAGACTCAGGCAAGCCCCGCCCTGAGTGCTCTGATAGTTGGCTTGCATGGCAAGGGTGCGGAGCCCTAGCGCGTGCAGCGGCTCTCCGTCCGTAGCGAACACATCGTCCAAGAAACCGAGGCGCGATGCCCGCTCAGGCGTGAATAGATCCGACATTCGCTAGGGCTCCCCGAACACGTAGGCCTGATCGCTTGATGCGCCAGGGGTCAGGAGTGTGGAGTCAGACTGAAACGCGAAACGGTTCCTTTGTTGGGAGACCGCGTTGTCATACCCAGTATAGCACAGGAACGTGCCCGCGGCCAAGGCCCCGCCAAAGTTGCCCGGCAGAGAAATGGTGTTCGCCCCGGTGACCGTGATCGTGTAGCGCGTGCCCGCGGCCAGGACGGACCCATCCACCGAACGGAGCTCCACCACGTCCCCGGTCTCAAACGCGCCCACGTCCGTAGCGGGCAGTCCAAGCGGCCCCGCAGGGTCCGTGAACCGGTTGGCCGTACAGGTCGCGGTGTACGGCCCAGCGCCCGCTACGCTGGCCACGCGCGCGATGGGCGCAATCCAGGCCGCGTGCAGGTTCGGCCCGTAACTGAGCACGGTCCATTCAATGAACGCCCCGTCCGCCCCGATCACCGGGCGCTTGCCGATGATCTCACAGGTTACTCCCACCCAGCCTCGGGACCCGTTCGCGAAGTCGGGGAGCTCCGGCATGGTGACCGAGAATAGTTGACCTGGCCGTGACCCCATGAAGCGCAGGCTAGTGCGGAACGTGAGCCGCAATAGTGGGCGCTGAAAACGAAAGAGCCGCTTGTATGCCAGCTCCTGAATGATCGAAGGCACGCCCACGCGCGGGGCCCGGAAGCTCCGCAGGTTGATCTTGATAGTGCCAGACTCCGTTCCGAAGTATCCGCGCTGACCGAATGTCTCTGCGAAGTCCGAGTTTTCTACGCGGAAGGCCCGCTCCTGGCCGTTGGCGTCTCGCGCCACGTAGGCCACGCTCGAGACTATGAGCTTAGTCTCCAGCGACAGACGCACGCCCGGGGCCACCATCGCCCCCGGACCGTCCGGGACCTGATCTGTGAGAATGTCCGCGGTCGTGATCGCAACGGAGGAGTCCGCCTCGGTCGGGAGTTTGGGCACCACGATCGCAAGCTGGCCGCTGGCCGTGCTCAGGTACGCACCCAATGGCCGAAGAAAAGTCTCCGTCACAAACTCTGCGAAACTAACTTGTTCATCCCCGAAGTAAAAGTCTTTGAAGTCCAGGTCAGCGTAGCGCGCTTTGACATCCAAAAAACTCTGGACATCGATCTGCGACGTCGGGATCCCGAGACCCCAGCCGATCGGGAGATAGCTCCAATTGTACGAGCCCCAAGTATTCGTGCCGTACATACCATCATCGGGGTGGTAGCTGGACGTGAGAAACGCGAGCAAAATGTCCATGGGGTGCGTGCTAGAATACGGGGTCGCTCCGATGAAATAACGGAAGCACCCCTGCACATCCGGATCAGCCGTGAGCACTACGGAGCCATTTGCGCCTACCTCGATCTCACCTTGCTGCGAGCCCAGCACAGCGCGATCGTCAATGAACATAGTATTAGAAAGCCAGCCGTGGATCTTGAGTAGTTCGTCCCCAATGCGAACCACGATCGCGTCGCGGAGCTGGGTATCCGTGGACGGCACAAAGTCGGCCGCGCTACCATCGCTCTGGTAGGTCAGCGCGGCTGGGGACTCGTGCACCAAACGCACCACGAAATTCTTTGGCTGGCGCGGGAGCATCCGGGCCAGATACTGAAATTGCGTGGTGCCTCTGAGCGTGATCCCGTTCAGCGTTTCGTCCAGCTCTAGATCATCGATCCTGTACTGGCCGATCTCGGTTTCGTCCGCACTCGAGTCTCCGTTGACCGGGACCAAAAACAAACGCATGCGCCTGCCGGTGATGTAATGGCTCCCCGGAAAGATGCTATCACGGCTACGGTGGGCCCACGGATCCGTATCCAAGAATCCGCGCGTCATGCTCGTAATCGTAGCTCCGATCACGGCGTCAACACGGATTGCTTCATTCCCCGACCACAGCACATCGCCCACGATCGGGGTCCCAGACACCGTGCCAGTAGTTGCGGAGGCGGTCACGTCCGCGGTCCAATACATGTCCGCGCTACCCAGGAAACGCAACGCCCCGGTCAGCGCCCGACCCACGTCCAAGATCTGTACGCTGAGCTCCCCGGACTCCGGCATGCCCCCAAGCGGACTCACGCGCTCTTCAAGCAGATCGGGATAGGTCACAAGCCATGGCTTGTAATCTGCGCTTACCGCGTAGTCCGGTCTGCGCGAGCAGAATTTCCAGATCCCGTTGCCGTCACCCAAGCCTTCGATCGTAACAATGGTTGCCCATTGCTGGCCGGGGGTAACTAGAGCTTGCGCGTACGAAACCACGTTGCCTCTTTTCTACGGTATGACGCTAGAACTAGTCCGCGTGATCACCACACCCTTGCGAGGTAGGTCGACCAATATCCGCTGGGTAGTAAGTAACGCGCTATTTTGCAGGTCGGTTCTCCAGCTCAATTTGCCGGGGGTATTGTCTAGCTTGGTGCGCAGCACGGCAGCGCTTGATACAGGAGACCCTGATTGCGGAGGGTACAGTGAGAGCACGGTACCAGGAGCTAGGCCCTCACCACCGATCCAGATCTCAGGGCGCTGAGTGTCGCCCGTGGCCGCTGTACCGTACGCCCGGATCTGATTTGCTCGCGGGCCGTACAGCCGGAAGCCGAGGCCAGCGGCCATGCTCGGAGCCGCAAGCGTGCCGCCCAAAACTACCGCGTCAATCTCAAGCTGATCTTTGGTCAGGCTCATTTCGGAGTACGCCCCCAGCGCGGAGGTTCTGCGCAGGAAATAATTGCTCCGGTATTGGCCGGTGATTAGATCCCGCGCGTTGGCGCTCTGACCGCCCACGATCGCAGCGCCCATCATGGACCAATCCATGATGCCCGCGCACGCCCGACCCTGGAACGCGGCTTCCCATTTCGAAGCCTTTTGGCAGGGCGAGCCCACGTCTACCGAGCTAAGCAAGATCGCCCCGGCATTATCTCCGAGCAGATACACGCCAGCGTACTCCTGGAGATCGATGCGTAGGAAATCCAGCTTGGCTCCGTTTGCGTTCGTGGCATACCGAATATCCCCGAGTGCGTACACACCAACGGTGAACCCCCGGATCCACATGTCATGAATGTGCGCGCGCGCTTTCAACACGATTCCGTGACGGTCCGCGGTCTCGGAGGGAACGGCCGTCACCAGCGCGAAGCCCCCGATGTCCGCCCATGCGCCAAAAGTATTGACCACGATTCCGTGCGTGGACGTCATGACCCGAAGGATCGTGGGCGGCCCCCAGCCCGCTCCGCCAGCTCCACGGATCGTGTGCTCCCGGTTGACGTGGATCGGCTTGCTCAGACGGAACACGCCAGGCGGGAGCTCGATCAACGCCCCTGGTGGGCGCATACCAATCACGGTGGACGGAACCGCATCCGTGACCGCGAAAATGCGATCGAACGCTGGTGACAGGTCGCACTCGGTGGCGCTGCAATCCTCCTCCCTCACGTACGCGCGCACGGGATAGACCGCGCGCTCGCCTGGAAGCATCGGCTGAGATAGAACGGCCAGGGTCAAGATAGTTGCGATCATCCGCCCGCATCCTCCGCGTAGTTCAAAATGAAAGTACGAATACGCTCGCCCTCACCCCCGGGCGGTAGGTGTCCGCCCGAGCGCGCCTCGCAGTACATGAACGGCAGCGCGGGGCCGCCGTCGAGTCCGCCTCCGCCCGTGGTCCACGTACAGCACGTGCCGTTTGCGCCACCGTCATAGGTCCCTTGCGCACCACCGCAGCCGCACCCCGTGAGTATCTGGCCACCGTCCGGGCCGCCAGCATCCATGCCCACGCACGTTCCCACGCTCCCGTCACTCACGCTCGCGTCAATCCCTAAGTTGCGTTGCAAATAGAACGGGATCAACGCGCGTGCGTAATCGACGCGCACGGTAGGATCGTCCGCGTTATGCATCGCATAGACCGGGTTGCGACCCTGAGTCAGCGTGCTTGTCATAGCCGGTCCGCCACCGTTGGCCGTACCGGGTAGATAACCGATCGTGTCCGCCACGGCCGAGACAAGGCCAGGGCGAAGCGCCCCGTAATAGTGGCAGAACGCGGACCCGTTGCTACGCCCGACACAATAGGTCGCGCGCACAGCGTAGTATTGCCGCATGTACGCGATCACCCCGTCTACGTAACGGACCTGAAAATCTCCGAAACGCGTATTTGATTTCGGCCAACCGTTCCCGCCACCGGCCGCAGCACAATCCGTGGGGTCCGTGTACAGCGGCTCAAGGTACGCGTGGATCCCATTAGGGTCGCCAGCCTCGAGGTTTGGATCAGCCGTGGCCGCGGTACCCCCGGTGAATGAGCCCCGGCAAGAAGCTCCTGTCCAGGAGCATCCACACATGTGAATATATAAGTCAGCCGGAGTGTCCGGGCGGTAGCCCGCTGGCGTAACAATACCCCAGCCCGTCCGCGTGCGCCCGTCCGCTACGAACCCCGTTGGCTGAACGATATTTAGGATCCCGCCATCACCCTGCACGATACCGTAACCGGTTCCCGCTGAAGCTCCAGCGCCCATGTTCGGACAAAGACCCAACGCTACGCAATCTTGGTACTCCGTATCAAAACCATTCCACCACGAAAAATTAGTTCCGGTGGCGTAGCCTGCGAAGAACACCGTACGTCCCAGGACCGGAGTCGCCCCGCCTGCGGTTCCGCCCACGCTGAGCTGATCCGCTAGGGAGCCAGTCCACGCTGCCGTATCTCCGGTATGCTCCGCTCCGCCCACGTATCGTCCGTCTAGCCAGAACATAGAATTGAGCCGGTTCAACGCGCCAACGTTTTCTGAGTCGCTTGTGTAGATCGTGAGCACGTGCGGACCCACCGAGATCCCGCGCGGTGCCGTAACGATCGCGGAATACGTGGTGCCAGATTGCAACGTCACACGAAATTGGGTGGCGCTCTGAGCGTAGACCGCAAACGCCCCGATACCAGAACGCCCGGAGGTAAGCAGTACGCCAGCGGTCCCGCTCGCTCCAGCCTCGTGCGTGAAGACAATACGGGTCAATGATTGGAAGCCGTCCCCTGAGTAGCCCGGAGTATTTACCAAGCTCGACCTACGCCAGATCGCCCCGTTCAAACTCACGCCCTGGTTTACCAAGCGAGAGCCTAGCCCGCTGGCGTTCAGGCCCGCGCTGCTCTGATACCCCGTGCTTAGGCCGCCATCGGTGTGCGCGGCCGGGAGCGTTCCACCGTCCGGCTCGTACGGCCAGGCGCCCACCACGCCCGCATCTTGCACCGCGTTGATCGTGTCGGCCGCAACATACCAGTCCCATTGACGGCCGAAGGTGGCTGAACCCACGGACTCAACCGTAGCCCCGTTATCCAGCGGAAAAACGTCCGCGCGCGGGCGCGAGCGCCTAGCGTCCGAGGGCTGGAGCACCAGCGCGAACGCCAGCGACCAAACCAACGCGCTGAGTGCGTACCAGATTGCTGCCGTTCGCTTTTTCATTTAGCGCTCGTACACCACGGTCAAGTCGGTCTGATCCACGGAGGCGCGGCACGTTGCGTACACTCCGGCCAGGGGCAGACGAACCGCTAGCTGCGCGTCCGATGGAGCGGTCAAGCACGTGGTGCCCGCGGGAGCTCCACCGTTCGTGCAGTCCGTATCCTGCCGGCAGTGTCCGTAAAAACTCATGCTGGCAACTTGGTTGTTCGTGGGCGCGGAGCAAATGCCCGTGCGGGCTCCCGGGGCCTGGCTCAGATTCTGATATTTCGGGATCTCATCTTTGAACGATCCGGCTGACCTGAGCGTGAAACAAGTTGCGTTGCCGTCCGGGCCGGAGGCATCGGTCAACGTGGTGGCCGCGGACGTAGTTTGGTCCCCGATCGAAACGTCCGCGGTGTACGCCTGGTGAAGACACACGGTCATATTCCCGCCACCAGTAAAAGTCAGGAGCCCACCGTAAGGAAGGATCCACGGCTGCGAACCTCCGGAGGTGTACGGGATCATCGCGGTGGACGCGCTGGGGCAAAGCACACGCACGCCCCGAACCGTACCCTGCGGGCTCAGGTAGCGCGAGGCCCCGGACAGATCGTGCGGCCCGCCCGCATCGCTGGCGATGGCCAGCATGGGCGCCCCGAACAAGGCGAGAAAGTAGAGCGTCGCGATCAACGCGCGAGAGCGGATTTTCTTCAGCATGATTAGGAGTCCCTCTGTAGTTGCAGCGCGATATCAAACCAGTATTGGTTAGGTCCGCTGCGCGAAATTGGGTCCGCCACGGACCGTGTTTTATATTGCGTGTAGCCGGAGGAGGATCGCGAAGTTTCGTCCGCGTACACACGGAGCGGACGATTAGCCGTGGCTGCGGTCACCCAAAGACTCTCGAAAGCGCCCGTTGGCTCGGACGCTGCCACGTATTCCGTGAGCGTGCGCGCTGGCTCGATAAACGCGAAATTCAGATCGCGCGTTTTGTACGGCAGCGCCACGCGAGACACTTCAATCAGACCTGATTGGGCCATGAGTACCCCGCCCACGATCGGTTGGCGGTCTCGAGAGTCCACCCCGAGCGGTCGGCCAGGGCGCCAGATCCCGTGCGGTAAATTCGCTCCGGTGATCGTGGTAGCCGGGCCAGACGTGGACGCTGCGAAGCCGAAGATCGCTGGATCGATAGTGGTGGCCGCGTCACCCCAGAGAATGGTTAGATTGGACGGGGTCACTATGCGAACACGGAAGCTCGAATCCAGGGTAACGGTGGCGGTCAGCGCGGTCAGCGAGTAACTCTCAAGCGCGAGCTCCAGCACGCGCAGCAAGTCGCCAGCTCCCGCGCTGGAGTCCGCCTGACCATCCCCGCTTAGCCAATAGTTGCGACCTACCGTCACGGGCACGGTCACGGTTTGCTGAGCAAAGCCGTTGTACTGAATTCGCAGCCCATAGCTTGCGGCCGCAAACTGAACCGGCCAGTCAATGCGTGCGTCTGGCATCGGTTACCGCCTCCGTCCGCCCGGAGTCAGGCTGCCGCCAGAGTCCAAGGTGTCTTGCACCGCGCGCGCGATCGCGCGAGGGGAGCCGCCCATAGGCCCATTGAAATTGATTTGGTAGGTCACATCCCCGCCACCGGTGGCCATCGGGTTGTAGCTACCCAGCCCCGGGATGCGAGAGCCGCCAAAGGCTTGGCCCGTGGTGGGCGTTCCGTGTCCCTTGTTCGAGCCACCGGCCCCGGCTCCGCCCCGGCTGGCCGCGGAGGGCTTGGAACCCGCGCTAGCGGCCCCGCCAATGGCGGAACCCACGGCCACAAGGCCAGCGCCCACGGCAATAGCAGCGAGCGCTACGCCAACGCCTACGCCCGGAGGCCCGACCAAACCAGCGAAGATCGGAATGGCGCTGAGAGCGGACGCGGCCAAGGCTGCGGTCCCGAGCTGGATCATCATGGTCCCGAGCATCGTGATAATGCCTCCGACCATTCCGCCCAACGCTTCCAGAACGGACTTAGATCCGTCCGCTACGGACACGATCGCCTCCGTCATGATGCTGGACATACCGTCCGCAATCGGCTGACCCATTTTCTGGAACGTGCCCAGGAGTTGGTTCATGTCCTCGCCCACGTTCATGTCGGCTTCGTGCTGCGCAATCTCCTGCTCGCCTGCTACGTGCGCTCGGTAGTCCGCGAACACGTCCGCCACGTTCTGAGCGTTCTTTTTCTTGACCTCCTCCCAATACTCCGGAGGCATCGCAACGCCCGTTCCGGGAATCACGATCGTGTTAGGTCCGACCCCCTTCGGAGTCTTCGGGCCTTTGCCCGCGCGGTCGCGCCCGAATGCGGCATTAGCGGCACCTTCCGGAGTATCTTCCACGCCTCGGGAGCCCGTTCCGATTTTGGCCAGCTTGTCTGAGACACTCTGAACGATATCCTGTAGCGGGGTCTTTTCGTCCATGGGCGTGACGTAGGCGGTCTTCAGCCCACGGCCGACTAGCCCTTTCTGAAATTCCGCGTTGATATCTTTCGCGGCCTGGTAGACCCCCAGCATTGTTTGCAACGCGAGCGAGGCGTACTTAGCCACGCTGGCGAAGAATTCATTTACGTACTTTTTACCTTCGGGGCTGCCGAAGAACGCGGTCAGATCTTCGAACGCCTCGCGAACCACATCGATGCTTCCCTTGAGCGAACCGCTCCCAACAACGCTAAGGCCGATCGTCTCTTCAAGATCGTTCCAGGCCTCCTCCGCTGCGCTGACTCGAGCCGAGAACGTGTCGCCCTCCGCAGCCGCGACCTTGAACATTTCTACCAATTGGCGCTGCGCATCGGCAGCGTCTTTGGCGTGAATGCCCATTTTCTGGAGCGACTTTGGGAGCTCACCAGCGAAGACGCGGCCCACGATCTTGGCCGCTTGATCCATGTCGACCTTGAACACGGCCGACAGACCAAGCATAGCCTTGGTGGCTTTCTCGGTATCCGCACGGGCAACGCCCATTGCGGACATGGTTGCCTGAGCGCTCAGGATTGCGTCCGCGTCTTTGCCAAGCTGCGATTGGAGGGCCGCATTGAACGCAAGCAAGGCGGTCTTCGCCTCTCCCGTCATCCGGGACCTGCGCTCCATGATCGCGAACGCCCTGCGTTCGTTCGCCTCTACATCCGCGCCAGCCTTCGCAAAGTGAATCGTGGCCGCGGTCAGCCCGGCAACGGCAGCCGTGGCCGCGGCAAACGTGGTGGCCGTGACCGCTGCGAAAGCGGACCCGATCCCCTTGAGCGAAACGATCTGCTTTTTTGCGGAGTCTTCAAGCGCTTTCTCGAAGGTCTTGAGCGCAGCACGGCCAGCGGTAGAATCTACCTCGATCGTTAGCGTGGCTTTTGGCTGGCTATTCTCTGCCATGGCTCTTCATCCTCCGAGAGTCTTCACGCTGGCGTGCGAGGGCTGCGGTCAGTTTTACTTCGAATTCCCAGTTGCTGAGCGTGTCCCAGTCCGAGGGTTGGATTTCGTTCAGCCCGCAATAAAAACGGTCTAGCGCCTCGCTCAGATCATCATCGGCCTGGAGTAACGCCAGGGGGTGCATTCGGCACCACACCCCCTTTTCATCCTCCCCGATCCAATCCAGATCATCCCCGGGGCCGGGGCGCCAATCCTCGCGCTTATCCCATTGCGTGGCCCATGCGGCTTTGCAGGGGTGGCCGGGAATCTGGCCGTAGGCGAGCGCGCTTTCCGGATCCCGCGCCAGCTCGGGCACGTCCGCCCGAGACCACGTGGCCAGGATCCGAACTAAAAAACCTGCTCAGGCTCCAGGCGCTGGCCGGCCAACATTTCCCCGAGCAGGAAAGGCGCGATTCCCAGGTAGTCTACAAGCTCCCGGGCGGACTGCGGTAGCCCAAGCTCCGGGGGGATTTCGACTCCGGTCGCGCACTCTGCGAGCATCGCCAGCGCGTGGGCTTCTACCGCCTCGCTGTGCTCAGCCGTTGCATAGCTCGCGTTGCCGTTGGCGTCTTTGCCGTACAGCTCCGGAAACTCCGCCTCGGTAAATTGCTTCCTGAGCGCCACCAAACGGATCAGCTCAAGTTGCTGGAGCTTCGCGAACGTCATGCTCTTTTTGCGGAACCAACCCGGGCCCATGTGTTGACAGACCAGGAACGCGCCCTTGTCTTTGAGCGCAGTGACGTACTGCCCGAGATCGATGCGAAACTTATCCCCGAGCTTTTTCATCTTAGAACCTCACGCTCTGGATCTTCACGCTCTGGACACCGGCCGAAAAGTTGCCAGGGTTGACCACGGTGAAATCAATTTTCTGGCGCGCCCGTCCAGCATCGTCGGAATAATTCACTTCCTGCGCTTGTACGGACTCCGCATGGAACGCGCCAAGGTTGAGCGAAGACGCTGCGAAGATTCCCGCGCCTTGCTGGATCATCAACCGACCCGTGGTGCCGTTCCGCTTCAGCAATATGTTTGCGTCCGTGCGCAGCGGCTCCACCGAAACTTTAGGAGCAAGCGCGATATTCAGGAAATCGCCCCGACCGTTGGCCGCACCGGTCACCAGATACGGAGCCGCGTTGACGCCATAGTCGATGCTGATCGACTTGGTCTCCAGAGCGGATCCGTTGAAAAACACCGGGCTGAGCGTGCAGATCAACGGGGTGGTAGCCGGGGCCGCAGCCGCGGGCAAAGAAGTTTTGACTCCAGTATTAGTCAGCGTCTTTGAGTCCCCCGACACCGTGACTTTAGCCTTCCAGATCCCACGAGAGTCCGCGCTTTCCACGTACCCAGTGATCCGGCCACCAAGGCACAGATACATAAGATCATCTTCGGTGTAGACGAACGCCAGCGAGGCACCACCGTCCGAGGTAGCTCGGTACATTTTGCTGCCGTACGCCACGGACGCGCCCGGGGATTGAACCATGCTCGGGGCGATCGAGTAAGGGCTAGTTGCGTTCGTAACCAGCGCGATCTGCGAACGGGGCGCATTGGTCGGAACGGTCGACAAAAACACCGCTACGATATCCTGAGCGATCCACGGGTTGCTTGCACCCGTGAGCGTGCTGACCGTGGTAGCGGTGAGCGTGAGCCCTGCGATCGTGCGGAGCGAGCCCATCAAATGGAGCTTGAGCGTGTCGAGCCAGTCCGCGGTAACCGTGCTGGCGTTCGTACCGTTTCCGGCAGCGGTCGCCATGCCGATCAGCGGGACTTCGAAATCAAAGCTCCAGCCATCGGGTCCGGGCACACCTGCGGTCGGCCAGTTTTCCCCGTTGTTATAGTTCGTCTCAAGGATCGCCTTGCCATCCTGTAGATCACCCACGCTCATGGCGGGAACGTGCAGATAAGCGGATCCGGTGGCGCTGGGGTCCACACCATAGGTGGCCTCCGCCATGACATGAAGCATTCGTGAGCGCGTCTTCGGCATTTAGTTACCCGTCCGTTTCAAAGGTTGTTATCTGGAATTCGATGCTCAAAAAGACATCGCCCCGATCGTTGATTTGCTCGGGTGTGGCCGGACCCGTAATAACTTCTACTACTCCCACCGGCCAGGAGCTTGTCCGCTCGACATTGCGCGAAAGTAGGTTGCCTTCCGATGCGACCGCTGCGCGTAGGGCCTGGCCGGATCTCCCGGCCTGGCTAAGCTGCACGCGCGCGCGGACGTTCCACGTGATCGTGCTGTACGCTGGGCCAGCCTGGCCGCTGATCTCCTCGCGGACCGGGAGCTCAAACTCGAACACGCGATCCGCAGACGTACCGCCCAACATGCGCCTACGCCCGTCCGCCTCGTGATAGCGCACGGTCGTACGGTCCGGGGGCGTGAGCGCCTCCCATTGCGTGGCGATTTGCGCCAGCGCGCTATTGAGCACAGCGACCATTTAGCCCTGTACCCTCCGCAGGTGGACAACGCGCCCAATCTCGCTGAGCTCCGCGGTCGGCTGCAGCGTCTCAGAGCGATCATATTTCAGCGCGCCCATGCTGCGGAACGCGGCTTCCGCCTCCGCCTTGTAGTGCCGAAAGAGCGATGCGCTTTCATCATCGGAGTCTGGTCCGGCCATGTCCGCAGCGTACGCAAGTTGCATTGCTAGTAAGCGCTCCACGCGGTCCAGGCGCTCCCGGTTCATGATCAGCCGGGGCCGGATGTAAATGCTCCCGCTGGACGCCTCCGCCAACGCGGAGGTGCTGGCGTATTGCTGAGAGTCCCTGGCGATCTGATCGCGCAGCATCGCGTCCAGCTCAACGCGCGCACGCTGCGCGATGATCCCCGCGTAGGTCTCTGCCGGGGGACTGAGCGCCAACCGGGAACCCATGCGCTCGAGTACCTCGCCCACGTCCGCGCGAATCTCCTGGAGCGAATTCAGACTGACCGAGCTCTCCTGCCAGGGGTACAGCACCACATCGAAGAGAATTACCTCGCGATGGGGCGAGCTGAATTGGTCCACCCAATCGATGCGGATTTGATAGTCTTCACCTAGCGTAGCGAACAACGGCATATTGATCGCAAAGCTCAGGTTGCCGGAGTCCAGCGCTTGAGTACAGGAGCCGGAGGCTATCGCAGACCCACCGGGGGTGTATATATTGTAAATCGCGCTCCCCACCGTGGCGTCAACGTTCAGCCCCCCGACCTTCGGGTACCAATAGAACACGTTGCCGGACGTGTTCTGTCGAAACTCCGGGCGGAGTCCGTAGTATTCGCGGACAAACGTCATTTAGCGGGATCCTTTAGCGGGGCCAAACTTGCCGGGGTGCTTGCTCAGCGGGAGCGCTTCCGCGGGCACTTCGGGCGGAGTCTTATCCGGCCACGCGTCCGCGCGCGAGGGTCGCGGCTTCATGACCGTGGCCAGAGGGGCAAGCGCACGCCAGACCGGCTTCTCTTCGGGGCGGGTAGCGCGGAGGATGCGCCCCCCTTCGAGCTTGAACCGCTGCACGTGCTCCGATGGCACGTACATCCGGCAATAAGAATTGACGCGCACACCGATGTAATCTTGCATGGAGTATGGTGGGCTCCTATTCCCCGTCGGCTTGCGGGAGCCCAGCGCGAGAGCAACTATTGATCCGTTGCTACGGATTTACTTAGGCGCTGGAACCGGGCGAATGCACCACAAGCGAGCGACCCACGCGGGACTGGCGACCCCAGATCGTGCTGACCTGGAGCGCATCGCCCGTGCTTTGGAAGTCCGGCACGGTGCGGGTCTTCGGGTACATTTGCTGAGCCACGAAAACCTGCGAGAAATCCAGCATGAGGTTCATGCTGGAAATGCCCTGGACGAAACCGGCCGCACCGTTGCTACCGTTGGCCGCGGTCAAGGGGAACACGATCGTGGTCGCAGTGACCGAAGTGATCGCCACAGCCGCAGCGCGCGCGATGTTCGTGGTCATGCCCGTGGTGTACACAAGCATGCCGGGCACGAAACCATGTCCCGCGGCCACGGTGGCCGTACAGACGTTGGTCGCGATGTTCGTGGCCGTTGCGGCCGCGCTCGGGTTCCGCTGGATCGAATTGCTCGAAAACACCGGAATGCCGAAGACGGTGCCCACGCGCGGGATACCGAGCACACCTTGCTCCAGGACCTGGCCCGCGGGCAGGAAGCCCGCGATGCTCTGGATACTCGCCTCACCGTAGGGCGAGACTACCAGGCCGATATTCTCTTGCATGACCCCGTCCTGAGCGAGCAAGAAAGCCTTGGCGTTCAGGATGTCGTCTTCGATAAACGAGTCGCCTGCCACGTTGACGTGATAGGTCGCGCTGGTGTCGAAGCACTGCGTCTTAGCCAGGAAGTCCCGGCAAAGATGCTCATCCATGTTATTCTTCAGCATTTGGGTCGCCTGCTCAGCGACCTGCGGAGCCCAACGACCGTCCAGGAGCTGAACGGAATCCAGCTGCGGCAAGAGCGAGTTGATCCAGGGCTCGCGATCCACGGTCAGTGCAAGCACCGAAGTGCTCACAGCCTGCGGTGCCGTGGTGGATGAACCCGCCGCGGTCACGTTGAGCTGAGCGATCTGCGGAATTTCGATGCGGTCGCCAAGACCGGTCGGCTCCCGCAGATCGCGGACGCGATCGATCAGGTAACGGGTTCGGGTGTAGAGGGGCTCAAGAGCGGTGAGTACCGCCTTACTGCGCGCGTCAGCCACGGTGGGCCTCCGCCCCGCTGGAACTAGCTAGTAGTTCTGCAAAACGCGCGAGGGCAAGATATTCGGGTCGAAGCTATCGTCCCGCTCGAGAGCCTTGAAGGCTGCGGGGTCCGATGTCTTTAGCGCGAAATATTCTTGCTTGCTGCGCGGTCGGCTCGGGGTCAGGCTTTGGGCGCCAGTCGCTGGCAGGCCGGGGGGTGCGGGGCGCTTGGCCTCCGCGGGGGATCCGTCCGCTTTCGCAGCGGGCAGGAGTGCAGCCAAGTCCTGGGCAAATTCAAGGGCCGCACTATACCCCTGCTTTGCTACTCGGGCGTTGATCTTCTCGCGGGCGGTCTCAGGCAGTCCGGCCATGAGCGAGCCGAGGGTCAACGCAGCCGTGAGATCCTCGCGAGTCACGGCAGCGGGAGTGGAGTCCGCGGGCTTCGCGCCCTCGCCCTCCGCCTTGATCTTCTCACGCACACGACCAAAATCCTGGCCGATTTGCGTAAACTTCCCCTCGACTTTTTCCGCGAAACTCTTGAACCAGGCCGGGGGCTCAGGCTCCGCATTCGCTGCGGGAGCCGCGGCCGGGGGCTTGGCGCTCAGATCCGGGCCGGCTTTGTCAACCGTGCCTTCGGCTCCCGGGAGCGGGGCCGCTTTCCAGATCTTCAGCTTGGAACGCATTTTGAGGTCTCCATTATACGCGGGTTAGACCCCGCTTGTCAAGGGGTGGAATCCGGGGCAGCACCACGCGCGCCCGGTGGCTTGGCTCCAAACCCCGGGGCCGGGGGCGGCTCCGGTTTGGGAGCGGTGAATCCGCGACCTACCGTGCCCATGATTACGTCCGCATCCTCCGTGGTCATGCCGAAGAACCTGGCCAACATCGCAACGCCCGAGTCCCGCGGGAGCTCGCCCTTCGCTACCAGGCTCACGATTTCCACGGCGCTTGTGACCTGCGCTCCGTTGAGTGCGCTATTCTGCGCGGGCACGGGTGAGGCGGGGATCGGGGCTGCGCTGCCGTTGGCTGCGGTGTCAGAGGGTTGGGCCATGTCGGGAGCTCCGTCCGGGAAATCAGGCTGCGCGGCCACGCCCGCGGCCATAGAATTGGTTTGGTATACCTCCTCCGTGGTGCTGCGAGGCGTTTGCATCCCGTCCGCTCCGGTGGTGCTACCGGGGCCGTTGGCCGGGTCCGCGCGCGGAGGATAGTCGCTCAGGTCCTTTTGGATCTGTGCGTATTTCTCAAGCGCCTCATGCCGTGGGATCCCATACTCCGCCTCGATCTGATCGATCACGGAGCCGGTACCCATCATGATTTGCTTGGCGCCCACGTCCTGGATTTCGGCCTTATCCGTGGGAATGTCCATTTCCGCTATTTCAACGTCCAGCTCCAGATCATCCGCGATCATCTCACGCTCCTGCCAGAGCGGAGCCTCCGAGTTGGCCGCGTGCTCATTGTGCACCGCACGGTAGCGCTCGAACGCGGCGCGTTCGTCTGAGCACGCAAGCTGTACCTGATCCGCTCGCCTGGTGAGCAAGGGTTGACTCGCGACTTTGAGAGCCGCCCCGGTGACCATTTGCTTTGCGCGGTCGAATTCAGAAATCGGGAGATCCTCTGAGAGTGACCACAGCCGCACGAAAGAATCTAGGACCTCTTGGGCTTCCTTCATGTGAACCGTGCTGCTCAGGATGGTAGCTACCGCATCCTTGGGCAACACCCATGTGGTGCCCGGGCCGTGTTCTTTCGGAACAAGCTTGACGTCATCCGTGGCCACCACGATTTGATTGTGTGCTTCGTGGTGGATCAGCGCCCACAGATCGTTGGCCATGGCGTTGATCGCATCGGCCCAGCTCACGCGGCTAGTGCGTGGCGGGAGCCACGCGGCCCCGGCCGGGTAGCCGTCAAAGATGATCTGTACCGGGAGCTTTTCATACGGGCTCTGAAGGGACGTAGCGCGGAAGGGCTGCACTCCGGCCAAGGTGCCGTTACCGTCCACCACAGCCATGCGCCAACTCTGGCCGTCTCGCTCCCAATACTCCCACAGATCGTCCCCGGGGGACGCGCCCGAGCGTAGCTTGAGCGCAAAGCGTGAGTCCTCATCCATGACGTCCGGGCAAGTGGTGCTTGGCTCCCGGATCACAATGTGCGGCTCGAACACGCGCGGCACCACGCAACCTAGGGTGTCGCTCGGATAAAAGCGCATGATCGCCTGTCGCAGGTTCGCGCGCGTTTTGTCCGCGTGTCGCAACGCGAGATCGTATTTGCTGCGCTCCATCGTCTCAATGATCTGGATGTGCTCGTCCGAAGTATCTTCGAGCCGCTTGCCGTCCCGCGCGAACCAACGCATTGGAGGGCGGGAGTAGATGACTGCCAGGCGGTCTACCACTCTGCGGAGTAGCTGTACCTCAAGAGGGCTGGGGTTGTCTGTAATACCGACCCCGATGCTCTTCAGGCGCGCTTGCGTGTCCGTGCGGGAGCAATCGTTGTACATGCGCCACGCGCGTTCCCAGTCATCTTGGGCGTTGCCGGGCTTGATCTTCCGGTCAATATCTTTCAGGCCTTGGATGTCCGCCTTGCTGTTTTTCTTCAGGCTCATTTGATTGTCCGCTTTCCCTTGGCCTTGAGGCCCGCCTTTTGTTCCGAGATTGATTTTTGCGCAGCGTCCGCTAGGACCTTGTCCAGGGCATCGTTGCGGCCCATTGGATCAGAGTCCGCGATCTTGTCATTCGTGGCCAGGAGGATGCTCAGAATGGCCGCGTTCCGCGTTGCCGTTTTGGCGCTGGTTTTCTTGGGGCGCTCGCGCTTGCCCGTCGGGAAGATCGTTCCCGCCTCTTTATCCGTGCCGCGTCTGGTTCGAAAGTCCACCGATCGAATCATTTCGCCCGTGCGCTGGAGCCCTTGGTTATCGTGATCCTGGGGCATCGGGAGCGAGCCCTTTGCGCCAGCGCGTGCCTTGAGGCGCTCCCGCACAGCCTTCGCTCCTGCGCGACCCGCCTTGCCCACCACCTTGCTGACTTTGATCGTGAGACTCAGGCCGGCTGGGATGACGTACTTTCCGCTTATCATTGAAAGCTCCTAGACTCAGGGCGATCGGTCGGAAGTAATTCGCAGCAAATATAACGGAGGGCGTCAAGGCAGTGATCCCTGGCGTTGTCCTTTATTGGCTCCTGGGTAACTTCATTTCTTCGGTAGCGCTGAAGTCCATCCACGATTCCGTTGGGCACGTTGGCCAGGCCGCGCCAGATATAGAGCCTGTTATTCTGCAACGCGTCCGCGAACGCCCGTTGCGTGATCCGAATGCCGGACTCAATCGGGAACATATCGTGCCCACGCTCGCGCTTTACTATGCGCGCTTGCGGGAAATGATTTCGGATTGCGTTGGTTTCGTCCCTGCGGATCGTGGGGTCCACGCAAATGACCGAGTTCCCGTCAATGCGCCACGGTTTCTCGGTACGAATCCGGTAGCACATTTTTTCTACGGATTCGTCCGATGTCAGCATTTGATCCACGATAAGCAAGCCCTTGGCCTTGGACGTGGCGCCCAAGATATCGTGGATTTCTACTTCAATTTCTTGGGCCATTAGGGCCGCACCAAAGTTGCCGATGTCCAGGCCTAGGTGCGTGGTCACGTTCGCGTAGCCGCGATGCTCCGTTAGGTGCGTGTCCGCATCGAATTGCGGATAAATCGCACCGATCGGAGGCATCCATTCCCCGCCAAGTAATTTCTTTTCTTGGCCGCTGGGGCATGACTCGTAAAAAGTTTGGAGTGTCTCTTTGGGGATGTTCGGATTCTGGCTGGTCTTGGCCAGGATGGTTTGCCGATTCGGGTTCGGGCGCTGGCTTGTGTCGAACGTATCGCGCACCCAACCGGACTCCGGTAGCCCGTCCACGATCATCCCCATGTAACGCGCCTCGGGGTCCCGAAGACGCGCCATGAGGTTCAAAAATTTCTGCGGATTGCTGGACCAAACTGGGTGATGGATCTCCGTGATCCCAATGACGCACGCGTCAAGTCCCTCGATCTCGCTCTCGCCCGAGTGCAGAATCCAGCGGAAGCCGTTGGACATCAGAATGTCGTTGTGCGGAGGGCCGCGCCTGCGAATGACCATTTCGGGCGGTACGAGCAGATCGAAATGGTACAAGACGCTTTGTTTCAGAATCCTGTGCGTGGGCGCAGCGAGTATGCCCCGGGGATTATTATTGCCGTATACCGGTCGCCAGGGGTTCAGCGTGGCGAGCCGGATCAGCTTGCGCATCGCTCCGTGGGTCTTACCGGAGCCCCAGCCACCTAGAAGGGCTTGGACCCCGATCTTATCTTTCGGGAGCCAGGAGTAGAATTCTTTTTGATGCGGAAGGAACGGCCGCCAAGGGGCGTGAATCGTGACCGCCTCGGACGCATCGAGCCCGCCCTTGAGACTCTCCATAGTCTCCAGGACAACGGCCGGGATGTATCCTCGCTCAGTCATGGATCGGAGTGACTAAAGCCCGCTCAGTAGCTCAAGGCGCATCGTGTCCATGAGGGCCAGGAGCGCGAAAATGTCCGTAGGCGTGCGCGGTGTGGCGAGCCGGAAAACGCCACCGTGCGGGCCGTAACCCACGATCATAGCGGACGTGATGTTCCCGTTCTTCGCGGCCGCAAGAGCGAGCGTGGCCGCCTCTACTGTCAGCTCCGAAACCATCGGGCGGACATCATCCGGGGGGACTGGCGGGAGCTCGGGCTCAATGGGTTGCTGTGGAGTTGGGTCCGGGGGTCGCTTGGCCATTTGCTTGATCTCCCATGATCGCGTCAATGCGCGCGGTGTCATCGTCCATGCCCTGGACCTGGATAATAAGTTTGGAGTACGCGGGCTGCGTTCCGCCCTGCACCAACTCGAGCACTTGCGCGAGCGCCTTGGCCGATGCTGCCGATTGGGCAGGGGCCATGTGCGGAGCCCGCACGATCAGGTTCAAAACCTGGAGCGCCATTGCCTGCCACACGAGCGCCCCGATCGCTGCGGGCCTTCGGGCGATCAGGTCAGGGAGCTCCGCGCGGACGCGGGCCCCCAGCGCCTCTAGCTCAGCCGGAGGTAGCTCCCGAATATTGGCCAGGGCCGCGGCCCGCTGGAGATCGGGGGTCACGCTGAGCGCCACGGCCAGGCGTAGCGGCTCGCTCGCTTCCATGGCCAGGCGTGCGGAGCGCTCTAGCCGGGTCTCGGCTACCGCGTCCAGGGGCGACCGTGGGAGCACCCCCGGCATGGGCGGAGCGATGCTCGGCTCCGGGGCTTCCATGCCGGGGGGTCGCGGCTCTTTTGTTTTCCTACGTCCACGGTTGCCTTTGTCCGCACATGCGATGCACAATATTGCGGGGCGGCCCCGGCCGGAAAAAAGCGGAAGGGGCGCTTGACAGGCTCGACATTTAGTGGGACGATCAGCCATTTTGTTTTGCTCTCCCGCTGCGCCCCGGCCCGGGAGCGATGTCAAAACCGGGTCCGGGGCGCGAGCGAGAAATTGAGAATGGGCGGAACGCGCTTGGGTCTGCTAACCCCGCACGCGCCCGCTTTAGAAATCTGGGTACGGGAAATGTGGCTCCAGGAGCCGTGCCGTGCGTTCCACCGCGTGTTCTTCAGCTTCCAGGACCGCTGCCAGCGCGCGCCCCCGGAGGCCCGCTTGAGCTACTCGAGTGTACGGATCCCACAGCACGTGGACCGCTTCGTGAATGGTCGACCTGCGCTGGTAGGCTGCGGTCTGATCAAACCAATCCCGGTAGACGATCACCTCGACATTGATCCCCAGCGTGCAGGCATTTTCGATCATCGTGGTCCGGTCAGTGTCATCTCGGAAAGACACGATCAGATCCAGACGGATGTCCAGCGCTGAGAAGATCTGGCGGATATACCGCTCCGCTGCAAGCTCTCGCGGACTGGCGCCAGCCCGGGCCCCCTCTGAATGACCATAGGGCCCGGGCTGAACGGCAGCGTTGACCCCGGTCGGGGTCGAGGCGGGAGCGGGAACACGAGTCGATGGCGGAGCACGATCATCGGCCATCGTAGAAAGCATTATGCCCCCGGTGGCCGGGAGCTGTCAAGCTCTTTGTACAAGTCGCGCGAGATTGACCAAAACCGCTTGGAATTCTGGGGGGCGTTGACAGCGCAGCTTTTTCGCCCAGCCGTGGGCACGTAAATTTCGGGTTTGTTTTGTAAAGTCTTGACAGCAAAATGTGTGGGAGTGTGTGCGCTGACCGGTGGTCAGACGGCCAGGTGCGCGATTTTGCTGGGGAAATACACGGCCCGGGGTCCTTTTTTCAGG